CGATCCTGTCGATCCTGTCGATCCTGTCGATCCTTGAGAGCCTGTAGCCCCTCTTAGGTTTGTATACGTACCCCAGGCACCATTAGGGTTCTTAAAGGACAGTGCGTATCCGACCCATTGGTGGTCGGGTATATCTCCTTGAGGTCCTTGAGGTCCTTGGGGTCCAACACTAGTTGGAGGAGTAACCCAGGACATCGTACCGTCGCCGTCCGACCGTAACCACTGCGATGTATTTCCGGTCCCTGATACCGCTAATTCAGAAGTGCCGACTGCATTAGCGATTTTCGATAATATATTAGCTTGGTTAAAGTCCGCAGTTGGGAGTTTCGTCCCTACAACCGTGGTTAGACTACCAATGACACTAGACTCTTCCGCGTTCTGCACTGCGATGGCTAGCTCATTCAGCGTATCTAACGTTGCCGGAGCCGAGTCAACGAGGTTAGCAACCTCCGTAGATAAATTCGCCGCAGTAGCAAAGTGGGACGCGTGGTAACCGTCCAATAAATCCGCATCGATTCCACTGCCTGTTCCATCATTCGCTTTGATAATAGTTAAGAGCTCCGCATCCGTTATCCGGACATCATCTAAGAGCTCCGCGGACAACCTCAACTCGCAGCGATCGCCTGACTGATACGAATTACTCAAGGGGGCGTCTATAGAGACTAACCCCGTTCCCGAGAACCCAGTCACCTTAACTACTTCCGATCCAGTCTCCCCTTCTAACGTAACGTAAGTCCAGTCGTCGTTCCCTAGCGTAGGGAACGACGTGACACTGTCTACGGTGAACGATGTAGATCCTGCGGCGACCTGAGTTGAGGATATCGTTGTCGCCGCATTATTTGAAAACTTTACTGCGCCCATGGGGTACCTCTAAGAGATGGAAACCGTCCAAGTGATTGTCATCTTATCTGCGGACCCTTTATTAACTACGCCGGCGTCAAATACCGTACGAGCTAACATCGTACCGCCGTTATTCGCGTTGAAAATACCAGCTTCGATTACCGCACCTGTACCTTCCCCTGCTTCGAACGTACAACTATATTCTATCGACGACCCGCTAACTGTGCCGCCTATTACTGTTAAACCCTGCCTATCGAGTTGGGTGACTAATGTAGTATTGCCTGCCGCCGCCGCCGTACTACCTGACCCTATACCCATGTGGGTCATCTGCGACGGGCTACCAGTATCCTTTAATCTACTAGTTACCCACCCTTTACCTGCGGTAACAACCATATTCTCGGTTCTATGTACTAGCGTATCATTCAATGAGATTGATAGGGCCCCAGTTAATTTTAAATCGTCAGTGATCATTCTTCTTCCTATTAGTTTAATGTTGAATTGTTGATCGGGGCACTATTAAATAAGGCCCCTCGGATTAGCTCATGCGAGACTAAGTCAGTTACACTCGTGCTATCGGCTACAACTGAAGATATACCTCTGTTGTAACTTTCAGTTACACTGGTGCTATCGGCTACAACTGAAGATATACCTCTGTTGTAACTTTCAGTTACACTGGTGCTATCGGCTACACCTTTAGAATTAGATATACGGTCTAACGTACTCTGTATGGACGCACTGTCTGATAATACTCGCCCCCAGTCCACTACCCTTATAACTACGTCGTACGGTGTAAAGTCTGAGTTATACCCAGATGCGTGTAAGACCACCGGCGTATCTGATATACTGGCCTCGGATGTCTTCGCGACCTCAGCATATTTATTTTGAATGTCAGTTAACGCCACTGGGTCTTGCGCGCCCCGACCTAGGTCTATTTCCGGTATATGGTCCTCTAGGCTAGAGGTAGACGTCGATCCCGTACTAAACGCGTTACCTATCGTTTCCGTCACCCCAAATACGTTCCCCTTAGTTCCCTGGAAGTCTTTATTGATGTACGTAAAGTCATCTAAGGCGAAGTAAGAGTTAATGAACCGGGTGTATTCTACTACGTTATAGCTGTAATCGGACGTACCTAAGATATCGCTACATTGAGGCTGTATAGCTCGATTAACTACACTACTAAATCCACTAATCGAGTCTAGTACAGCGGTGTTAAACTCTGTAGTAGTACCACTTTGTAATACTACCTGTTGTATTAACCTAGTCTGTAGATCCCACGTTCGCTCATGCACGAAACTGATGGCGTCGGCTGTGCCTCGGCTAATGATTGCTGAAATGTCATCCGTCCAATCTACTACCGCCGAGAATAACCCTTTCTCAGCTTGTATCCGACTGACGAGGGAAACGGCTAAATTGTCCCCTAAGACTCGTTCGGTATTTATACCTATTAAGTCTCCAGCGAAGACCGTATGTATTATGTTCTTCGTGTACGCCGTACGGGCCGCCATCTGTAATGCGTACTCGTCCGATAACCCTATACCTAAAGCCACTATATCCTGATCATTAAACCCGAATACGTTACCTTTATTACCGCTGAAATTCTTATCTACGATCTGGAATTCATCGAGGGTAAAATAAGACTCTAGTACACGGCTATAATGGGTTACCCTGTCGACCACATCACTGAATGTTCCCGCAAGATCCGTGAGGGGTCTAATATACTGGAAGGATACTTCTGATATTAACGGAACCGTGTCCGACATCCCCGATTCGAAGACGATCTCTTCCACGCTAGACGCTACTACCTCTAGCGGTATGCGTCGGCTGGTCGGGTTGAAGTCTTGTTCTATCTCTGTCGCTAACACGCTGGCACGTGCGCGCACGTCTAAGACCGACTTCGGCCCTGCGTCAACAGTTAGATTGGACTCCGGAGTAGGCTCTAGGTTATAGAGCCCGATCGGTAGCGTGAGACGATACATTAGAAGTCGTCACGTACCTTGAATTTAAGCTTATCGAAGACGGTCTGGGTGCCGCTAGGACTGGTCACTTCAACTTCCCCTTCGTATGTACCCGCTTCAACCGCTAAAGTAGTAGGTGCCCAGTTCATTACGCACTGACCTATATAACTCGCTTGATCGTGGATGATACATTCGATGGCGCTGAAGACGTCGTCGCCTAGAGCTCGGAACTTGAACATTACCGTAGAGTCCGTCAGATTGACTAACTCCCAAGTGGTAGGATCCTCCGCGTTTAGCGTCTTACCCGCCGCCGCAACGGTGGAGTCTCGTATGGTGAATTCTAGTGATGGCTTAGTATCACCTGCCACCAACTTGATCGTCTCGTAATAAGCCATATTTTACTCCTCCGGAGGTTATTCTCAGCATTGGCCATGCGGTGTGTCTTACTATTGTGGTGGCTGTGGAACCGGTGCGCCTTGGAAGTTAGGATCTGTTAGACGGTCTACTTGGAATTTCAATCCTAGCGACTGTACGAACGTTTCATAATGCTTAAGTGCACGTTGAGCGTTCCCCGCGAAATCCGCATCCTTACTGTACGCTCTATATAAGACGTAATCTAAGATAGCGTTGCCGTATATATCATCGAGAGCCACGTCCTCATCGTCTAACGCAGTTGCATCCCCTGTGAACGTTACATCTTGAGGTGATGCGGAATAAATTATCTCTACTTGGTTCGCTGCTCCGCCTGCTTCGATTACTGGCTGTGGCGGGTATACATAGAAATGCTTAGGGTCACGTAGATCGAACATGAAATGAGCAACGTCGTTATTGGCGCTTGTTTGATGCCAATTAGGTTGTTGAGCATCTAGTACGTTTCGGTCGATTACACGAATAGCATTACCTTCCGTGTTCCGTACAACGTCCATGACGCGGATCCCAGACGCGGGTAACGACTGCTTAGTTCCCGCTACTAGATCGACGTCGTCATTCGTAATACTAGCGTCAGGTCTGAGTAGTACTACCTCTCGCTGTGCATCGTTTAACCACCCTAGAAGTTCGGATTCTAGCCATCTTACTTTTGTAGTATCGTGTAAGATAATGCCTGCACGATCGACTATACTTTTAGCTTTCATTTATCACCATATTGAATTTATAACGGGGTTACCGATATCTTTACTTGTGTATTCTTTGCGGCCCTGCGACTCAGACTGAGCAACCGCTTTACTGTATAAGGCGAAGTAATAAGCCCCTAATTCCCCATTAGCCCACGAAGTTCCTGGCTGTATAAAGAGTAGGTGTTTCGCTTTCATGACTATTGGCTCGTACCATTTCTGGAACAAAGCATCGTCGATTTCATCTGCGTCAAACTGCGGGGTTACCGAAGCATCAATCTCGATGCCTTTTTTGACATACTCTTTCGGTGCTTCTATTAATTCCACAAGATTGGGCCAGTCTGTAGAGTGACTAAATCTATACCCGCTACTAGCACTGCCCCACGATTCAGAGAACGGGTTGTGGTTGAACACTTCCCCTGCTGATCTAAGATAGTCGCCGTTTACTTTTACATTCAGTATTCGTACTACATCTGCCTTGTCTGGCACCTGTACTTCATACTTAGTCTTATCCGCAATTAGTGACGCGGTGGAAGTTACCCTCCACGCGTCCGTGCGTCTACAAAAATCCCTAGCCGCGTCTAACACGGCCCTGTCAATAACCATATCGGGGCAACCCATTGCCTCGGGTGTTATGAATTTGTAAAACGCTTCTAACTTCATCCGACCACGCTATAGGGGTAAGTTAATACTTCGTTGATAGGGGTTGAGTGGTTCTCTGGGTCGTACCCCATCTCATACTGAAGTGCATGTCGTAGCGCCTCTTCAATATAGTCTGGAACTCGAACCTCAAGCCCTCTCTTAATTAGCCAAGTTTTGCCGTTCACACCTACAGGTACATCGTAGGATCCGGTATCACCGGCTTGTTTATGTACGACGAGTGTCACGTAGTTTGTACCTTTAGTGACTTCCTTAACCGGAATTTCCTTTTCCTTTTTTACAACTTCTTTCTTTGTAGCCATTACTGCTCCCTGTACTAATTAAGAGAGGGCCCCCGAAGGGACCCTCCGCTTCCATTTAGATGTCTGAGACACCCACTTCTAATCTTGCCATCCATGTTTGATTCAAGATGACTGAAGCGAAATACGCTTTCCAGCCAACAAAACCAACCTGACCTAGAGGGTCAGACTTACTTGGAGTACCAGGATTTAATACTGAAGGTACGATCGCTTTAGCGCCTTTCAAAGGAACCAAGCCGTACGCGCCTTTCGCAATCACCACAATGGGGTAAACGTCAACGTTAGTATCATCGCTAGCAACCATGCCTGATGAGCCGACTGCCGCGCCTGCCGCCGCAATAGGAGTCAGTAGAGGAGTCATGATGAAGCGGATGCTTTCAACTGAACCGATCTCTTCTGGGCACAATGGTTTTCTAGAACCGTAGTCCGCTAAGTGAGTAAACCCAGGTAAGTCACGAACGTCAGCTTCACAATCGGTATGACAGAAAGCGATGTAACCGCCCTCTACTGATTGAGTTGCGAAGTTAACAGATGAACCCATGATTTGGGTTACTGGCTTACCGCGGTTAGACTTCAAATTACGAACAATCGCGCGTAGACGATTCAATGAAATTTTAGAATCTACAGCTGTACGAGAAGTATGAGCCGCTGTATCGAAGAATACGTTTGAGCCGCCTTTGATGGTGCCCCACGTTAACATCTCGATAGTTTCAGCCGCTTGTTCGCCTGACAACATAGACGCGTCAGAAAGAACAGGATCTTCCGCTAAGTCTTGTACAACGTCAGTGATTTTAGTCACGCCACCATATTGCTTCAACTGAACAGCTACATCTTCATAGCTTAGTTGTTGCTCGGCAGGTGTAACACCCTCGACAAGTGGAGTCTGTGTAGTTAATACAGAAAATGGAATTGGACGACGGAATTTGACCGTGTCCGCAGTGTTTTTAGGCAGTGGTTTAGACTGTCCGAATTTAGATAGAACCAGAATTGGTTCCGCATGGGCCAGCATTTGTTTAGCCGCGTACGCTGCTGTACGCTGGTTAATGTGCCCGTAATTGGTTAGAGCCATGAGTTTCCCTCAATTTAAAAGATAAACGAATATACGTTTGAAGTTCTTCTAAAGAGGGGCTGTGGTATTAGAGGCTAGTGCGTCTTGACAGTATCCGTCTTACTATACTTCCGTGTCTCAGGTAGCGGACCCAACCGCAGTTAAGGGGTCGGGTCGTGCCCTACAATATCGACTAGTCCTGATCTGCGTAATAGGCGAATGCCGATTCAAAATCATCTGGGGGTCCAGACGGTTTAGAGCGTCCCCGTTTAGGGACAGCCACGTTGGTTTTCAACGTGTTTTCACGCGAAGATCGGATCTCTTCGACTTGCTCAGACTTATCTCCATTATAACATTTTAAGAGGTAAATGTAATCCTCCGATTCATACGACTTGCGTAAGTCCTGCACCTTTAGCGGTTGCTCCATGACCCACTTCTCGAAGTCCTCCGTAGCGATCGTTTCCTGCCATTCGGGATACGCCTGTGTAACTATATTAAGCTGGGAATCGACGTACCGATCTTCCTCCATCTGACGTAGTGGCGCTAGACGTTCCTCCACCATCTTATCAATTTTGGACTCCATCTCATGGAAGCGTTCATCCGTCCCATTAGCTATATCTGGATATTCTTCCTTGAGATTAGTCCACAACTTGCCAGCATCCGGAGTGACGCCCTCTTGCATAGGTTGTACTTGGGGTGTTCCTGCGTCAGCCAACTTTCTAGAAAGCGCAGATACTCGACCATTCCCTGATGCCACGGAGTGCTCGAGGTTTTTAATTTTGGCTTGAGCGTCTTCATATTCCTTTTTATATGATTCTGGGATTCCTTCCCAACTGTTTTCCACCTTATCGTCGAGAACTTCCTCATTTTCGACGCTATCTGTACCTTCCGCTGTATCGAGTTCATCTGTGACATTTTCCGACTCTTCCACCGGCTCATCACCGGGCTCTTCCATCTGAGGTTTATCATCTACTGCGTCCGCCCATCCTTGTTCGAAATCATCAACTACGGCTTCTGGTTCTACCGCTTCAACTTCCGTTTCTTCTGCCACTTTTGTCTCCTAGACTTGAAAATCACTTACATCCATGTGTGCTGTCCGTTCCCGCTCGGGTTGCTTGATCAGCATATTTAGTGCGTGAGCTTTACCTCTGTAAAACTGCGTATCCTCGAACCCCAGTTTAGGGTTCTCTAGAGCCTTAGATATAGACTCCAGTTCCTTCACCGCGTAATCAAATACGCCTGTCCATGTGCTAGATGTTACATCTATCATATTCCCTTACCCTCCTTGCTCGCATAATCCATTTCTGACATGTGCATATTAGCCTTGTTGTCTTCCTTAACTTGCGTCTCAGCCAACTTACCTTCTAACTGAGCCATCGATGCCTGACCCTGCATCTCCAACTTCATCATCTCTATTTTAGCGTCCATCTCTGCTATCTGAAGCTTCGCCTGAATGTCCATCTGCTTCAGTTGAATCTCTAGTGGAGGTTCTTCCGCTTGCTGGGCCTGCGCTTCCTCCATAGCTTGAATCTCTTCGTCAGAAACGATAACATCATGAGGCGTGATGTGCTGAGCCTGAGCGACCTTACGAAATAACTCTGCATGTTTCACCAAGGGTCCGAATACTGGGGACTCAGCCAACTGCATCATAGTGACTAGCGCTTGGGTCTGAGTTTCTTTAACTAGTAGCGTTGAACTACCTCGCGCATCAACCTCGAAATCACCTTTGATTTCTTCCTTATCATTGAACTGCATATTCCAGTCATAGAACCGAGTAATTAGCGGTGTTGTTATATCATCGTCGAACGCTTTGACTACGCGTCTAAGCACTACGTTCGAAGAGTTAAGCAACATCGACATACCTGATGCGGTATCTGGAGCCCCACCCATTTCACCTTGAGCTAACATAGGTAGCGCCGTTACATCATCCGCCATATTTCTAGCGCTGTTGTATATCGCGAGAAGCTCATCTAAATGCGAGCTAGTCTCGTGGGTATGGAACGCGGCCCTTACGTCGACTGTCGGGTCGGTCACGTGCCAGGTCTTACGCGGACGAATAGACCAATTCCCGTCATCGGGGATCAGTACTTCTCGGTTGAGTACGATCTGTCCTCCAGTAGTCAGAGCCGCATTATCAAGCGCCATGCGCCAAGAGGCGTTGGCTATGCGTTGCTCATGCCTAACTAGATAAGGTAATCCAAAACCAAATATCGACGTGTCGTCTGACTCATAACAGAACACCGCATAGGGTCTATCTTTAGACTCCATGGGGTTGACGTCGGCCTTGATTACAATATTATTGACGAACGTAATCACCGCTTCATTAAGTGTTAACTCGTCCTGATCTTCGTCTATTTCAAACCCACAACAGGCTAGGTCGTCCTTATCTAACGGTCCATGATATTCCCACAACTCATATCTACCTTGCGTCATGTCTGTAGCTAATCCAGATAACTCCCTCAGCCGTGCTACATGTGTATCCCCGCTACTAGCATTATCAGTACTAGTCATCTTGATCGCTTCACGAATCTGATCCGCCATGTACCCAGGATTTCCGCTCATCTCAATAAGCTGTTTCCGAGACACGTACCTACGCTCAAATATAAAATTAGCCTCATCGATTATAGTCGCGCTCATGTCTGGGAAGAAGTCCCACACATTTACCTTTTCAACCCCTGGGCGGAACTCGTCTACCGCTTCCATCGAGTGAACCCCTTCACCCATATTCTGCCAACTCTTCCGTTTACGCGCCGTTATTATAGGCGCCTTAACGATGCCAGTACCGAACACACAAGCGTCATGTATAACGTCCCGCATTATAGAGTGATATCGGGCCTCTACTAGCTGGTCATCTATCTCTTTCTCCATCGCCCTTCCGCGATCCAGTCCGTCCTGTATAGCCTGTTGGGCGAGGTCCATATTACTAACTGGTTGGCCCTGCTCATCAGTCATTCCTTCGCCGTAGGTATTACGCGCCTGACCTGCATCCTGAGCCATTTTAGCCAGTTTAGGTACCGGCGTAGGCTGGATCCCCCAGTTCTTATCGTCTGACGGGAACAACATATCGGACAACCTAGCTTCTGCCACAGACGTTTTCGCCCGCGTCAGGTTAACAAAGGCTTTACTGCCTCCGGTAGCAGTCAGCCTACTAGCCGTAGCCGCATCATACTTACCCTGATATCTTTCCAAATCACCTAGCCACCGGTCCTCAGTAACCTGCCGAATACCCACTTGTTCCTGAGCTAAACGCGCTAACCCGTAACCTAGTGTCTGTAACCGATTCGACTCGTCTTTTCCTTTTTTCTTCTCGTGTGCCATCTAGTAGCCAACCTCTATATCTGCAATTATTTTAGGTGTAGTCGGGTACCGTTTCATCGGCTCGACTATCGGCTTCGCATAACGAAGCATCATAATCCCGTAGCGCGTAGCGGCCATGAGATCGTCTCGTTCTTTAACTACAATTCCATTGCGCCTATGGTATATCCGGAATTCCTCCCACCAATCTGCTAGCATCCGAGAAACTTTCAATCTCCCCGTCTGCATTCTATCCAACATATCCATGAGCCCTGCTTCTAATCCGTACGACCCATCATCAAACGTCGCCCGCTGATTAAGCATATTTATACCCGCCTCCTTGTACTGTTCAGCTAGAGTCTTACCTGAGCCCTTGTCATGCTGTAACCCATCATGAGGCCATGAGAACGGAATCTCTTCACCCCAAGTACGAACACCGCCCGCAAACATGATAGGCGTA